AGCGGCAGTACAGCAGCCCTGGCGTTGTTGGCACTAGCAGGGTTCGGTGACCTGGATGGAATGACGAACGGGATGCCTGACTGGCGACCGCCCGAGCCTGATATAGACCCCGCTTACGACGCGCTGGCTAATGCCGCAGCGGTCGCCGCCGCAGGGGTTCGAAAAGCCCGCAGGAATGCGCAACGACTTTGGGCGCATGCCCCGTCTCTCCACAACGGTAAGCAGGTGCGCGGCCCTGGTTTTGTTTTCAGGCCCGTCGCGCAGGCACGACCAGATGTTCCCGCCAGCACTCGCGCAGAACGGCGCCGCGCCAAACTCGGGCGGGCATAATGCTACGCACTCTTTGGGCGGTGGATTTGATGGGCGCCATCGCTGTGATGATCGAATCGTCCATCTACCCCAACAAATTTCTTTGTGTGGTTGGTTGTATTATTTCCTTGACATGTGTCCTGACATTAGGTAGACTCAGGATCGAATAGGAGCCTTATGAACCTTGAGCGCGCAGTCTACCGAGACGAAACCGCCAGATGGTATCAGGCAGGGTTCGAGTTCAAAACCCCAGGCGTCGTCGCCAGCAGCTATCCCGAAGCGTTCCAATTGTTGTACGGGCATTCGATGCCCATCCCGCCGCCAGTACGTGCCGCGCGCAGAGAGGTCCTCCTGCCATGACATCCGACGACATCAAGAGTTACGACGCCCGCATGGACTCAGCTTTCTGGTTGCAAGAGATTGCCTACCAACTCGCGGTCATGAACGAGCGTAACGCCGCGCCTGACACCGAAGAATATATCCTCAAATTGAGTGCGCTGGCTTCCGTACTCTCAGACCCAACCGCCCAGCAGCGCATCGACGAAACCAAGGCCCGATTTACAACGGTACGAGAGACCAAAATTCAAACTAAGGAATGAACATGAAAATCAAATTGATCGTATTCGCGGTCGTCCTCGCTATCACATCCTTGTTGGCCGCGCCCGCAAAGTCCCAGACCATCGAACAGAAGCTGACGACGATCCTCGGGGCGCCTGACTCAACCGCAAGCAAGATCGGAACCGTCCATGATTTACTTCAAGGCGCCGCCAACACGCGGGTTGCTCTCCGCGCCGAAGGCGATAAGGGCCGCGCACGACTGGCGGACATCACGACTCAAGAGGCGAACTTCGCTACCGCGATTGCTCGTCACAACGCCGAAGCGGCTGCGAACGACGAGAAGGTCCGAGCATCTGATGATGCGGTCGAGGCACACAACGCATCTCAATGCAGTTATCCAGACGGACACCCCGAGCAGTGCGCTGGATACAACGACGAGTCACGCTCCCTCAACGCGAACAAAGAATATCTTCAAAGCATCGCTGACGGATTGAACCGCGAGAAGACAAACCTCGATGCCGCTGGGGAAGGTCTGCAGATGCAGGTCGATGATTTCAATAAATTCAAGGATGACTTCAACGCCCGCAACGATGCAAATGAGCACTCTATCGATGTCCTGATGCGTGTACTCGCAATGTTGCAGAAGACGACCGCCTCCTGCCAGGATGTTCTACAGGACCCGACGACTACGCCCGAACGCCTTCACGAAGCCTGCGGCCAGGGTGCGGACGGTAACAGCACCAAACCCCCGCTCACTCATTCAGGTACAGGCGGCGCGTCCCAAAACAAGTAGTACGTCAGTCGAGCGTCCGAGGGTTCGGTTCCTCGGGCGCTCTAGCGGACGCACATAGTGCTGAAGACTTATTACAGAAGTTGACTTTTGATTCCATAAGTAGAGAGCCCCCGACGGGATTCTCTGGAGCAAGCAATGAGCGTCCTGACCCTCAACATCAAAAGCATGTGGGATTATATCTGCGGCAATCAGCACACGTTTGTCGGGCAGCAGGTGTTCGAGCCCAGCGACGTTGATGTAGAACGCGGCGCGCGCCGTACGCTTCATTTCTTTGGACAGACCCCAAAAGACCGCAACGGCCAGGACGTACAACTGACCCAATCATTCAGTTCGCTGAGCCCCGTCGCGGACGCACTCGATGCAGCCCATGAGAACCTTGCCGCGCAGGCTGCGGAAATTCGGCAACTCAAATTCCTTCTCGCCTCCGCACCGATGATTGATGCGCCGATTTTGCAATTCGCGCACGTGGTTGCTACAACATCCAAATCACCGTTCGCATATATCAACCCGAAGACAATGGCTAAACTCTTCCCGAGTGCGTCGTCACGATTCTTTTATGTATTTCCAGGCTCGCCGACCAAATGGGTTCTGCTCTCTACGATGCCCGAAGGCCGCGTGATCTATTCGCTGTTCCCGATTCCCGGGCTCGAAAAGATTCTGGCGCAGTAATGCCGAACGCGCTCCAGTGGCGGGGTCCGCTGTGTCTGAGCAAGCGGTTTGATTCGGACGCCGTCGTGACGAACACCGAAGTGGAGTTTTCAGGCAGGCAAGTGTACTGGGAGAAACAAGTTCTGATTGACGCCATCGAACCGTGGCTGGAAAGTGTCGAGGAGAAATCATGCGACAACCTACAATGTCCGTGTTCGTCGCGGGGATAGAATACAACGTCCGTGAATGCGGCGAAATCCTGAAGGCCGACATGGACGGATACTACGGGTGGACTTCGGTTTGGGCACCTGATGTTGATGGAATCAAGCGACGAATCAAACAAGTACGAAGCGGTGGACAATGAAAAACAAAATTCTAGGGTATGTGATTCTGGCTCGGGACGGCAGCGGGTTCCACACAGCGTCTGAATATCCAGGCGATAGCCCCTCGTTGTGGTTCGGGAATCATCTGACGCTCTTCGCCACAAAGCGGCAGGCTCGGATACACATCGACCGCACGATAGCGTTTGCTGCCGAACGCGGGTATAACTGGCCGTGGATCACCGATGCTGTCATTCACCCAATTAAGGCGGCGAAATGATAATCACAAAGTACGGTATCGTGGTGCTAACTGAAACCCAAGGGATAAAGATCGAGAACTGGCATGTCGAGCGCGAAGACTCCGACCCCTCGGATGCGACCGATGAACAGATGCTGCTGGAGACTGTCATCCCGTGGGCGCAGCGGAAACTGAACGATGCAATTCTGCAGAACCTCAAACGCATCGCGCGCGAGAAGAAGGCCGAGCAGAACCTGACGGAGAACTGAAGTGCGCTATTTCATAAGGCTCAACCCGAAGGCCATCAACCCGCTGACGATGCGGGTGAATGCAAAGTTGCTGTGGGAAGTTGAGCAGGCCGAGCACCTCGGCACCAACGGACGGATAGATAGCGAAGCGGTCATCTGGCATTGCGCCGATGTTCGCATTGACGACATTCATGTCCGCGAGTTCTTTCAGTTACCGAAGCCAGGCGAGCCGCCATGGCAGATAGAACGGTTCGGAGTTTGTGTTCGAGCGCAGGACAACGTTATTGTGATTATTACAGGACCGCCCGACGCATCAGGCAATTGAGGAGTAGTTCAATGAGTATCAAATTAGTTCTGGAAAAATTCACGAACGACCTGCATGTACCGATTGCCTTGCTTGTCGTCGCCGCCACGAGCGGGTATCACTTCTACTCGGGAAAAGATTTAGGTTCGGGATATGTTTCGAGCCTGTACGCATTCTACGGATTTTTGGGCGGTCACTTCGGCCTGTCTCAGAAGTGGCCCGACAAAGACCAAGGGGCACAACAATGAAACGATTTCTGATTGCCGCGCTGATTTTTATTCTGGCTGGATTGTCGGTTGGTGCTGATTCTATCCGCGCACCCAAAGGGTTTGCAGGTCAGGCATGGAAGAGTACGTTCGCCCTTTACGGCACCAGCGCCACTAAGACGCAATTCCTTTGCACCGCTGAAGCGTACGCGAAAATTCCAGGCGGCTATCGGCTGTTGAGCGCAGGGCATTGTGTCCAGACCGAGCCTGCGGATTTGGTGTTTTCGGTCGCGGAACAAATCGGCGGCACTCGCCAGCCTGTCGTGATGGTGAAGGCATCGTTAGAAGATAAGTTTGATTTTGCCATCTTCGATTTGAAAACGGACAAGGTATATCCCGTCATCCCGCTAGGAGATGATTTGAACTTGCAGGTAGGCGATAAAGTATTCAATACGAATTTCACATGGGGACTGGGAGAGCAATCTGGTAGCGGCAGGATTTCGTCGCAGACGCTTATCGCATCCGACCATTGCGGTCAGATGTGCATTGGCGGGTTCTTAGTTCAATTAACAGGCGCGGGGGCTGGCGCATCTGGGTCCGCAGTTGTATCGGCGCGTACCCATAAAATCATCGGCATCGTGACAGGTGAATGGGACGAACCGTTAGGGTTTGCTGTCCGACCGATTTCCTACTTCGCAGCTTTCTTGGCGTCGCCTACTCAACCGCATCCAGCAGAGACGGAACCGAAGGCAACTCCGACAGCCTCGGTGCAGATTCCAGCGAATGTATTCGCCGCGCAATTCGGGGAAGCCCATCCGTTTATGCTAACGGCGCACGGACCCAACCCGACGTTTGTTCAGGCAGGCTATCAGTTCCGCGTCGACATAGACGGCTTCGAGTTGTCGGACGATTACTACTACAACGTCCCTGTGTATATCGTCCATGATGCCGAAGGTTATTGGTTGACAAGCACCAAAGATGGGTTCGAGGTTGAAGTGACTGTCCTGGGGCCAGCGAAATGACTCTCTACGACAAGAATCAAACCCTTCTTCCTCCTGCTGGCTATCTGTTTACTCGGCTGCGCGTGGAGGGTTCGTTTCTTCGTGTGGAGTATCGGCGAATCGATTCTGAGAATGTTTCGGTCGTAACGATTTATTTGAACGACATGGGTAGGGAAGTAGCCCGCTCGGTGGACGAAGAGGATTTGGACTTGGAGAGTTTTCCTGAGCCCCAGTTTCTTACCAAGAAACATTTGACTCGGTGGAGTCGTTTCAAGTTGTGGTTGTCGCTTTCAATCTACGGTATACGGGAGCCGATATGTCGAAACTGATAATCAGTCAGAAGATGGAAATGACCTGCGAAGCCTGCGGGGAAAAGAAAGAATGGGAACTCGTCGGCGCCGACAACAACCCCGCAATCCTGCAGGAGATGCAAGCGTGGTTTATAGTCGGGCGTAAGATCGTAGACCCACGGACAGGACAACTCACCCAACTCGGGGGCGATGCGTGCAGCATCCCGTGCGTGGCTGTTCTAGCCGTGAAGCTGGCCGTCCCGCCAGAAGAGCCTGCGGAGAACATCGACCTGGCGTCCCTCCGCGTGTCGAACTTCACGCAACCGAGTTAAGAATTGACGGAGAGAACAATGAGCAAAACTATTTTGCATGGAAAAGACGCACGAGATGCCTTGATGCGGGGTATCGATTTCTTGGCGGACGCCGTAAAAATTACTGAAGGACCCCGAGGACGCAATGTTATTCTCGGTCAAAGAGCCTTGGGTCAATCCCCGAAGTGCACGCGCGATGGCGTGACCGTCTGCAACTACGTCGACCCTTCCGACCCGACCGAACAACTTGGCGCGGACCTTGTGCGCGAAGCCGCGCAGAAGACTGACAATGCGGTTGGAGACGGCACCACTGCTTCAATTGTTTTGGCTCAGTCAATGATCCATACAGGATTCGAGTTGATTGCCAAGGGCGCGAACCCTATGGCTATGGAGCGCGGCATTCACAAGGCGACCGATGCCGTCATTGCGCAGTTGAAGAAGATGGCGATTGAGGTAGATGAAGTCGGCAGGAAAGTGACTCAAATCGCAACTGTATCGGCGCACGGCGATTCATACATCGGGGCCCTTGTTGCGGACGCGGTCATGAAGGCTGGCAAAGATGGAATCGTAACCGCCGAACCGTCGACGACTTCGGAGACATACTGTCAGACGGTGGCTGGCATCGAACTGGAAAAATCGAATCTGATTCACGGCGCGTTCATCAATCACCCTGAAACGATGTCCGCCGAACTTGCCGATTGTCGCATCCTGTTGTGGGAGGGAGTGATTGCTACGGCGAAGTCGCTCGTGCCGATTCTTATGCAAGTGAAAGACTCAGGCACTCCGCTGATTATCATTGCAGGCGGCTACGAGGCCGAGGCATTGTCGGTCATCATCAACAACAAAATCAAACTCGCCCTGCCGCTTATCGCGATCAGGATGGAAGCGTACGGCGAACGGCGGAAGGAAGTCATGCGCGATATCGCGGCGTTGACTGGCGGCACCGCATATACCGAGGATATGGGCTTGAAGATTGAAAGCGTCATCCTGACGAAACTCGGCACCGCACGCAAAGTCATCACGAACATGTCCAAGACCCAAATCATTGAAGGGAAGGGCAACCAGGCGGAAGTTGCGGGGCGCGTGGCCCACATCCAACAGTCCATTGAGTCTGCCGCTCCTGCTGAACGCGGCGCATTGCGCCAGCGTCTCGCGGCACTCCTCGGCGGTATCACCATCATCAAGGTCGGCGGTGTGACCGTCACCGAGATGGAGGAGAAGAAAGACCGCGTTATCGATGCGATGTCTGCGGCAAAGGCTGCGGTAGAATCTGGAATCGTTGCAGGCGGCGGCACCGCGCTATTCAACGCATCTGCAGTTCTCGCTACGGGTCTGCATCTCAACCGCGCCGAGATGGAAGGTCTGGTTGTAGTTCACCAAGCCTGTCAGGCAGTAGTGAAACAGATTGCGGAGAACGCAGGCATCAATGGTGACTTGTTAGTGTCTCAACTGATGGCGAGCGCGGACCTCGGCTACAACGCACTAACAGACACGTTTGAAGATTTGGTTGCGTCAGGCATCATTGACCCTGTTGCCGTCGTTGTGGAATCTTTGAAGAACGCATCGGCGGTTTCGTGTTCCATCCTTACGATGGGGGCCACGGTATCCGAAAAACCCCAGGAGAAGACCAATGGATAGACAAGGAACCGTCAACAATCCAATTCCCAATGTAATAGCAGGCAGCACGATTTACTTCTGGTGCGTGCTGCTGCCCAGCGGCGAGGAACTGCAGATTTGCACTCGTCTACCCATCCCGCTTGACACTGTCACCGATATCAATCGATGCGAAATTCTCGCAGCGCAAGTTTATCCTCGGAGGCTTGACTCCAATGTCTAAAACTTATCTTGAACCCGCCACAGACCATATCCTGGTTGTTGATGGCTCGCAAGTCACAACTATCGACGGTATCGATATGCCCGACAACGCCAAGCAAAAGGATATGCTGGCGGGCTCGGTTGTATTTATAGGACCCGATGCGCGTCACACACAGCTTGCGGATACGGTTCTTTATGGACCGTATGCAGGGAAGAGCGTCGTCGTGGATGGTATGGAGTTTCGGCTTTTGCGCGAAGGCCAGATTGAAGCGTACCTCAGAAAGAGTAACTAATGAGTAACAACAAACGTCTGACGCTCGCAGAAGTTAAAGACACGCAGGAGTACAGCATCCTGACTGGTAAGCAGCAACTGTTCGCGGAAACATATATCGCGGGCGGCATCGGCACCGGGACGTACGACCCTATCGCGGCGACGCTGCTGGCGTACACCTGCAAATCAAAAGAGAACGCGCGCGTGATGTCGTACGCGCTGATGGCGAACATCCGTATCGTCGCCGTCCTGAATCGGCACTTCAACCGCGAACCGCTCGAAGCGTTTTTGATTCAGGTAGACCGCGCAATTCAAAATAAAAAGTTGAGCGTTGCGCAAATGAACGCCTTGAAGTTAAAGGCCGACATCCTCGGGTACGGCGCCAGGCTCCCCGGTACGGACAGGAACGCGACGGACGCCATCCCACCAGATGTACGTGCCGCCAGCAAGGCCGCCAAGAAAGCCGCCCGGAAGAAGCCCGTTCGCCCCGCCGCGCCCGAACCATCCAACCCGTTCTTCGACCGATAGGCTTTAAGACTAACAAATCCATAAGTAGGTGGACACCTTTTCGATTTCGGGCACCGAGACCCTCGGGCAACCACGTCACGGCTTGGTGCCTATAAACTCGTCCGCGATTAAAGGTGAGCCTGGGACGGGGTTCGAAAAACGAGGGGATAAAGGTCCGTTTGATTGCGGCAACTGCACATACTTTGATGCCGCAGCGGGAGCCTGTGACCAGTGGGATATGAAGATGAAATCAAGGCAACCTAAACTCGACGACGGGCGGATTTCTGTTGCATTTGATGACTGTTGCGAGTATATTGAACGCATAGGTAAATCAAATGCTTCGAACACTTGATTTGGCGGGACAGAGATTTGGGCGGCTTGTTGCTGTCGGCTGCGTGGGAAACAGTTTATCAGGTCAAGGTCGTGTTTGGATTTGCGATTGTGATTGTGGAAATATTACAACGGTGCCTGGGAAAGCGTTAAAACGTCCGATCAAACCTACTCACAGTTGTGGATGTCTGTGGCGGGAGTGGCGTCACACCTCTCGAATAAGACGCAGCAAAAACAACTATCAAAGGGCGAACGGAGCCTTATCGTGCAGCAGCCCAGGGGCGACGCGACTGAAAGAGAGTAAGTACCAAGAACAGTGCGGGAAGTGCGCCTTGTGCGGAAGAGATTTACCCGCAGATTTTCGAAGAGCCCATTGGGACCACAATCATGAAACAAAACAGTTTCGAGGACTCGTACATAACGTCTGCAATATTATCATTGGATATGTAGAAGTCCATCCCGAATTAATCGAGAAAGTGCAGGGCTACATCCATGACCACGAACCAAGCATTTCATGAACTCAAAGCGAACCCTCCAGCTATCCTCGCAAAAACCGCCAAGAAATCAGGCGCCGCTCAAGCTAACAAGCAACGCATAGCCATCGCCCTCTCGAAAGCTGGAATGTCGAAGCCTGGGAAGAATGCCAAGAAATAACCCCTTCATTTAAGACTTTCCTTTCCATAAGTAGCGGGGATATCCAACTCCATGAACGCGATAATCGTTGGTCAAGGTGGTAGCGGCGGCTCTAGTTCTGGAAGCAATGCTTCCGTTGGTCTGAACGGCGGACCTGGGCCCACCAGTTCAACCCAAATCGGAGACATCGTTGCGGGGGTTTTTACTCCATTCAGTGCGACGAATCCCATCCCGATCACGGGAACCATTCTCGCCAACAACTTGTCGGTTGGCCCAACAGGATCGCCAGTTCCTCCTGACGCCACCTTCATAGGAGTGCGTGACGCCAGTGGGAATCTTGTCGGAGCGAGCGCAGCCAATCCTGTCCGCATCGATCCAACTGGGACGACTGTTCAACCTGTCAGCGGAACCATCACCGCGAATCAAGGCACGTCGCCCTGGGTGGTCAGTCTTGCGTCTACGACAATCACTGGCAGCGTGGCCGTAACGGGAACATTCTTTCAGGCGACGCAACCCGTGTCTGGAACAATCACCGCGCTGCAAGGCACGTCTCCATGGGTTGTAAGCGGCGCGGTCACCGTGAGCGGGACGATAGCGGCGACTCAGTCAGGCACATGGACTGTCGGCATCTCGGCTGGTCAGACCATCGCGGTCACCAACACAGGCACCTTCGCCGTACAGGCGACGCAGAGCGGCACATGGAACGTCGGAGTCACAGGCACTGTAGCCGTTACGCAATCGACTTCGCCATGGGTGGTGAGCGGCACCGTCACCGCCAACGCGGGCACTGGAAACTTTACGGTCGTTCAGCCGACTGGAACCAACCTTCACGTCGTAGTGGATTCGGGCGTCATCACGTCAATCACAAACCCTGTCGCAGTCACAGGGACGTTCTTTCCCGCGCTTCAAAATGTGAACGTCACTCAATGGGACACTACCGCGCTCGGCGCTCCGTCCGCGTACGGAACATCGCCAGGCGCCGTGAACGTCATCGGCGTCAATGCTTTCATTACGAATACTGTTCCCGTGACTCTCGCTTCAACCACAATCACAGGCACTGTGGCGGTCACACAAAGCACATCGCCGTGGGTCGTGTCTCTGGCGTCGACAACTATCACGGGCACCGTCGCGGAAAACCTGACGCAAGTGGCTGGCGTGGTTCTTGGCGCGACTGGTGTCGTAGCCTACGGATCAACACCAGCAGCCGTGAACGTCCCTGCGGTGAATGCGTTCATCACGAACACCGTTCCAGTCACGTTGGCGTCCACGACAATCACAGGCAACGTGACCGTCGTGCAGCCTACAGGTACGAACCTTCATGTGGTAATCGATTCAGGCTCAACCATCACTGCGACCGTTAGCGGCAACAGGTCGAACAATACGGCGGTTCCAGGGGCCACAAACATCGGCGCGCTCGTCGCGCAGGCTCTGACGACTCCTGCTGCGGGATATACAACTGGCAATGAAGTTTTGCTCGTCACCGATTTGGCGGGCAACACAAACACAGACCTTCAGGCGTACAACAACAACGCTGTGGTTGGCGACGGCATCAATGGTTTGATTCCTGTCGGCAACTATGGTACGAGCGTCACCGCCGATGCGACGTGGACTTCAGCGACTGGTCTCAATACTGCAGTCACGCTGGTCTCCAACATCGAGGGCTACAGTTCCATCGCCATCACGCTCAACCAAACAGGCACTCTGACTGCGGGCGCCGTGACGTTTGAAATCTCAAACGATAACACGAACTGGTATCCAGTCGAAGGCGTTGACCCGAACACAGGCGTCATCGTTCCATCAACCTACACTCTAGTCATCGGGTATTTTATTTTCTTGTTCACAGTGCCGACGCCGTATTTCCGTGTCCGACTCAGCACGGCAATCGTGGGATCAGGTACTCTCATCATCGGTCACAACGTAAAGACTCTGCCGCAGGTTCACAATATCGCAGGTATCATCTCTGGCACTATCGGCGGCGCGTTAACAAACAACAACGCAGCACCTGTAGCGACCTTGTTGGGCGTACTTCCAGCTATCGCTGAGACCGCGTACAATACAATAACATACACGACTGGTAATCAAGTTCTGCCCGTCACGGATTTGCATGGCGCGTTAAACACCGACGAGCAAGCGGTAGCGGGTGTCCAACTCGGGGCCACTGCTGTTGTTGCGTTTGGCGCCGCTCCTGCTGCCGTGAATGTACCTGCCGTCAATGCATCGATCTTCGCGGGCGTTACTCCCGTTACGGCGACTGGCTCCTCACTGAACGTCAACGTCACCAACACCGTCAGCGGAAACCCAATTGCGGGCAATCTTACCAACAACAACGCAGCACCCGCCGCGAGCAATGTTGGATCATTAGTGGCACTTGCTAATGCAGTCTCTCCACTATGGACTGAAGGGAATCAAGTTTTACTGTCTACTGACCTTCATGGGGGACAGCGCGAAATTGGCGGCAACATCCCTGAAATTACCGCAGCCTGGACTTCTGCAACAGGCGTCAACACTGCTCTCACTCTTACTCCAATTTTAGGCTACGGCACGGTTGTGGTAACCTTGATGGGTACGGGAACAGTTACTCCAGGTGTGGTTACATTTGAGGTTTCAGATACTGCTGCGGGTACGAACTGGTACGTCATTCAAGGCTCTTTGACAGTTGCAGGAAATCCAGCATCAACTTCTACTCTGGTGGCAGAAAACAACGCTTACTTCTTTAACGTCGAAGGATGGGCGGCTTTTCGAGTCCGCCTTTCGACTGCGATTACTGGCAGTGGTACAACCAATGTGGGGATTCAGGCAGGAGCATTCCCAGTTGCAACTTCGACCACCATTGCAAATCAACTGGGGGTTCGTTCAACAGTTGGTGCCAATGCTGCGAGCGATAATCAAAGTAACACGACTTTTTTTACTGATTCTGGTAACGTCTCTGATCCCTTGGCCGTCGGTGATTGGGTGTATGGCGGTGCATTTAGCGGCACAACAGACGCCGTACGCAGAGGTTGGAGCAAGATGCGCGCGTCGACGGTTTTCAGAACCGTTGCAGCAACAGCATCTGGAAATACCGTCATTTGGACTCCAGGCTCAGGAAACAAGTTCCGATTGCTCCAATTGTTTATTCAAGTTAGCGATAACGCATCCTTGGCGGCGGGCGGTGTTTTGACCGTCGATATCCAAGATGCGACAACGTCCACAAACATAACTTTCAGTGTGTTTGTCCCAACCACCGCCGTTACTACTGTAATCGGGGACGGTGCTGAAGTATCGCTGAACTTAGGGGCGATTGGAATTTTATCTGCCGCAGCAAACAATACATTGAACGTGAATTTGAGTGTCGCACTTGCAACTGGTGTTTGCCGTATAATAGCTATGGGAACCGAGGAATAAAATGCTATTTGACACCGCTGGAAATTTAAAAGTGACTGTGGAGTTGAGTACTTCGGCTCCAGCAGCGTGGACCCCCGCCAATTGGACTGGGGGCTTTGTTTCTGTCCTTACGCAAGACGCAGGTTTTCAATCTTTATTAGTTACGTTGAATCATAATGCGTCTGTCACCGCTGGTGCAGTAACGTGGCAAGGGACGTACGATGGGATTAACTGGGTAACGATTCCTGCAAGTCAGGTGCTCGACCCCTCCTCCCCAACTTTCGCGCAAATCGCAAATCCATATACCTTTGTTCCTTCTGCTCAGCAATCGTTTCTTATTTTAGTAGGCGGATACCAAGCCCTTCGTGCATTCGCGTCCACGCCTATGACTGGCGCAGGGGCGTCTATCTCTCCCTTCGTCTCATACTTACCTTACTCGCCCGTCGGCTACGCGCTGACAAACGGATCGGCAGTCACGCAGCCGATTAGTGGGGCCATCTCCTTCACCGCGCCGCAGCATGTCATCAACGATGCCAGCGCAGCGGTTATCGGTCATGTCATCAGCGACACGGGCTCGGTGGTTGCCGTTTCCAATTTCCCAGTGACCCAGCCTGTCTCGGGAACAATCACAGCGAACCAAGGCACCAGTCCTTGGGTGGTTTCACTTGCGTCAACCACGATCACGGGAACCGTCGCCGCTACGCAATCGGGAACTTGGAATGTCGGCACCGTCGCATCCATCACCGCCGCGCTGCCGACTGGCGCGAACACAATCGGCAAGGTGGATATCCTCGGGAACGCGGGCGCGACGCTGGACGCAGCCATAAACGGGGCGGCATCAACCAACGCGCTGTGGGGTATGCACGCGCCATCTACGGCAGCCGCCGCAGCGATGGCGACTCCAACGACTATCGCGGCGCTGACTGTAGCGAACGTCAAAGCCTCGGCGGGCAATGTGTACGGGCTGTCAGTCAACAACACGTCAGGCACGCCTATCTTTCTCCAATTTTACAACACCGCAGGCACCCCTGTACTCGGGACGAGCGTGATTTTCTCGATCCCCTGCGTCATCGGCATCACGAACATTCCGATTGCGCCGTTTGCGATAGCAAATTTTGCAACAGGAATTGGGGTCGGAGCATCCACATCTGCGCTTAGCACAGGCACGCCGTCGGTTGCTCCTGCCGTCACAGTATTCTTTAAATAACGAGCATCCCATGGCGATGGTCCAAGCATTTTCGTATAACTTCTCCATCATTGAGAACCCGCTCAGTGATGGGGGTGTTTTCACGACGATAGCTGACGCTGATTTTACTGGCGTTCTTAAAGCTATCGCTGGAAATTTATGCGAGCCTACCACTCTTAATACGGCGTCGGCGTCGTTCTATTCTGGCACCGTTCCCGCACCTGGGGGCACTTGGCCTGCCGACCAGTATGCGGAGATGACGCTCACAACGTGGGCAACAGCAGCCGCTTTCGTATATTTCATATTGCGGCAAGGGTCCGCCGCGTCAGGCACTCAGTATATAGCAAACCTGAGTAGGTCTGGTCAACAGTGGTCTCTGTTTGCGGTAGTAGCTGGAACAGTTCATACGCTTGTCAGCGGTGCGTCTCAAGCGAACGGACAAGGGGATGTGTTTCGGCTGTCCATTACGGGTAATGTTCTGACACTATCTCGAAATGGTTCGGTTGTTCAAAACTTTACAGACACCAACAATTTTATTACGGCAGGGTCGCCAGGATTCGGATTATTGGCTCCAACAGCCATCACCAACACGCAAACAGGTCTGGTTGCATTCGGCGCAAATCAAGCCGCGACTCCGACGTTTCTTGTGACGGGGAACGGCCTAACAACCACCACAGTTACAATCACATCGGCGTCAGGCGGAACGATTTACTATACAACAGACGGAACAATCCCGACGCACGCATCCAGTTCAATTGCGAGCGGGGGCTCGGTTGTGATTAGTCGGACGGCTACACTCCAAGCGATTGCTTCGGCTACAGATTTTCTCGACAGTTTAGTTGGCAGTTTCACGTCCCCAAATGCCACACTTCAATTCGCAGGATTGCTTTGGTAATCTCAGGAGAAGATATGCTTATCGAAACTATCGTCCTCGTCGGCACCGCAGTCCTGTCCGTAGTGAACTTCGCTCGGGGACTCAAAACAGGCGAGCCAGGACCCCAAGGGATACAGGGTGAACGCGGCGTCCAAGGTGTGCCAGGACCCCAAGCTGCTCATCAGTTGGGCGCGGAACACGCTCTGTGTGGCGGATGCGGGAGAGTGGTCGCGCACTTCAGCCTAACCCCGAAAGGGTTGCGTTGCGCAAATTGTGCCCCAGTGGAATAAGACTATCCTTTCCATAAGTAGGGAGACATCTCTATGCCCGACACACTCAGCGACGCCAAAGCATCTTTGGCTCATGCAAATAAAGCCTTTCCGACATCCGTTGCGGCGGCGCAGGCTCCTAAAGCTGCGGTGGCGGCAGCCGCAACTCCCGCGCCTAGTATCGGGCAGGAACTAGCGGTCAAGAAAATCATGGTGGATAAAGCGCGGTCGGCTCTTCCGAAACTGCATAAGGGCGGTCCAGTGCCTGCTGATGGCGCGTATCAACTGAAGGCAGGAGAACACGTTCTGACGGCGCCTGAAGCCGCCAAGGCGCGCACACACGCCATGCTGGCGAGTGGTATGAAGTCTCTCGCGAAGCCCGCGCCCGCGCGCAAGGGAAACGCATCCATCGGCGCGATTGACCCGATGCCTGCGAAACCGAAGACGACTACAGACACGAATCTGGATACGGGGTTTGGAGTTGGCGGCGCAAACGGCGTCTCAACATCAGGCGCAAAACCTGGCGGATCGATTAAGCCAGAAATCAACGCGACGCCGAAAATGAAATTGCCCGTCAGTGGCTTGACAAAGACGTAAAGGTGGGGTAGAATGCCAATATGGGATTCTATACCTATTTGTGGCTTCGGGAAGACGGGACACCCTACTATGCGGGGAAGGGTAGCGGCAAGAGGGCATTTATAAGTGCGGGACATGTTTGTCATCGGCCTGTTGATAAGAACCGAATTTTAATTTTTTCGCATGTGTCGGAGTTGGAAGCATTTGAATCCGAGATTGCTTTTATCAAATGGTTTGGACGCAAAGACCTCGGCACAGGATGTTTACGAAATCTTACGAATGGTGGAGAGAATCCGCCTAGTTGGAAAGGCAAAAAGCGCGGAGCGGAATTCTCTCAACGGTGCGCGCAGCGTAACCGAGATAATCCGCCATCCGAAGCAACGAAAGAAAAAATTCGAGCTATTCGTTTAGGAACACACTGGACGCAAGCGGCCCGAGATAAAATGAGCAGAACTCGAACAGGGGTTCCTTATTCTCCGTCACATAAAGCGGCGGCGAAATTAGCACATCAGACATCCTGTGGCTGTTTTTTACATGTTCGAACACGAAATTTGGCACGAGAAGTACAAGAAAATGAATTGAGAGGGTAATAATATGGGTGCAGTGCGTACACTTGGTTTGGTAACCGCAATCAAAGGAACTCCGACTCCCGTTGTGTTGGCTGCAGCCTACTATACGAGTTCGAATTTGGCGACGCCTGGAGTTGTAATTCCTGTCGCATCGTTCTCGATTTTGAACAATATCGCAACCGTCGTCTTGGGCGGCAGCGGGTTGCCGACCATCGGGTTTAACGGCGAAAATGGGTATATCCCCACTCCAACATTTTCACCAGCGAACCCAACCCAAGAAGTTAACCTTTCGAAAGGCAAGCCGTTTGATATTTACGGCGGCATTGCGCCTGGACCTCGTGGTAGGGGGGAGCAAGTCACTTTGTGGGGTTTCGGCACGGGGACATATTTCAATGGCAAGCGGATTACGGTTCTTGACAACAATCCCGCCACTAATTCGTTTCGATTTTATTTCGCGCACGCGAACGTAGCCAGTACTGCAGATACAACAGGGTTCGCTGCACCCAGTCCCGCGCAACATTATCGAGTGATTCGCATTGAGTGTGCGCAGACGCTCGGCACCGATCTTTTATATGTCGGCGATTTAAATGTCAGTTCGACTCAGTACATGGCCGCTCTGTCGCTCGCGGGACAATTTTCCATCGAAGTCGCAGGGGAGAATATCCCACCCGAGGGCTTGTTTTTGGACACATCGGGCACCGCAGGCACGACGCAAGCAATGATTTCAGTCATCTACTAAAGAGGTATTATCGTGGCAGTACTAGGCGGAACAGAGATAGTCGCATCGTGGCTTCGAGGCGGTAGCGGAGGCGGGGTATCCTCGCTTAACGGCCTGACTGGGGCTGTGTCGATTGTCGCGGGAGCAAACACCACGGTGACGCCGGGGGCGGGCACCATCACCGTCGCATCGTTTGGAACCATCGCGGGAAGTATTGCGGTCAACCAAGTCGCGTTCGGCTCTGGCGCAAACACCATCGCAGGTGATCCTAATTTTACGTGGAATTCCTCAACAGGATTGTATCAACTGCAATCGCTCGCGGGGCCTTTCTTTCAATTAGGACCAGGTGTCGCAGGAGGCGCAGCGGGCATCACAATGTCCTCTGGCCTATTCAGTTCCTCAATGACTATATATCCGGGGTCTTCTCCGGGCAACATAGGCGTTGATATAGGACTAGGCGGGGGAAACAACATCTTCTGGATTTCCTCTGGAAAAGGAAATTGGCAGTACAATTCCGGCAACGGCATTTCTTCCTGGTTCGGTACCACTTCGGGGTCCGCAGGTTTAGGCGTTGCAGCAATTGCTGGAACTCCAAATTCTATTTTACTGCCTATCACAACCGGTACTGTTGGACAAGTTCTTACAACAGATGGTGGAAACCCACAGCAAACTAGCTGGACAACGGTTGGTGGTGGCGGCGTCTCGCTAATCGCCAGCGGAAACGCTACGCTGAGCGTGACTGCAATTCCTGCCAACACCGCCCAAACTGTGGTCACGGTTGCTGCCACAGGCGTACTTGCTACAGACTCCATCGATTGGTCATTTAATGCCATCCCTGGACTTGGGTATAACCAAGGGCTTTATGTTCTGGCATATCCCTCGGCAGGCGCCGTGAATTTCTTAGTCGTGAACGGAACCGCGAACGCCTATACGCCTGGCGCCGCCCAACTCAACTGGCGCGTTAATCGATAATTCGTAAGGAAGGGTGAGCAGACCCGTGGAAGCAGAATTTAAAATCGACCCAATTCTCCTTGAAAATTACCGCAAGTCTATAGACTTGTCTGTATTCCCCAGGCAATTTAGAAAGCAGTTTGAATCGATCACAGATGAAGAGCGCACCGAATGGTTTGAGGGCAGATTTCGCTGCCTGAAGTATCACCTTTATCTTAGCGGGTTCGCGGAAGCCAGGAAAACGGGCGACCCCGACCTGCCGAAAGAATTCGTTCCGATTCTCGGAATGGATTTCCAACCCGACCCACACTCCCGACTCTTCGCTTGTTTTTTGCAGAAGCGACCAGGCGAAAATCTTGTCCTGACCGACTTGGATACGTTGACCAAAAAGAGAATGATTCTCTGGCCGCGCGGTCTCTTCAAGACATCGGCGGTCAGGGTTGATATCATCCAAACGATTCTGAATTATCCTGATGTTCGCATATGCTTTTTGACGGGCAGCGATAAACTCGCGAAGATACAACTGGCAGCCATCAAGAAATTCTTTGAGAGACCTACTGGCCGATTCAAATGGCTCTTTCCCGAATTTTGTTTGAAGGATGTGCGGAATAAAAAAATCAAGGAATTTGACGATGAGGGTGTTCCCGACCCGCGCGCCTGGACCTCTGAACTTTGCAGAATGGGTAACGCGCATGAGTTCACCGTCCCATGCCGTACGAATGATATTTTGGCTGAGCCGACGTTTGTCATCTCCACCACCCGCACCACTAAGGCAGGTTCCCACTACGACTTGATCTATGTGGACGACCTTGTGAACGAAACCAACTACCGAAAAATCGACGCACTAGAGAAAAGTTACGACAGCTATATCGATATTTGCCCGATTCTGGAGCCCTTCGGATTCATGGTGATAACGGGAACCCGCTACTCCTTCGGCGACACCTACGAGCGCATTCAGGAGGACGCGCAAAAGGAAATGAAGGAGATGGGTCAGACCATCTGGAAGTTTTTCATTCGCGATTGCTGGAGCCACGGCTGTCAAAATTGCGCTCACACCGATGTATATCATGACTTTGATGTCAACATCGTGCAACCGCCCTGCACTGTGCCAGGCTGCCAGTGCCCTGGATTCAAAGACCGAGGAAATAAAGACGTACTGTTCACCGCGACTCGTACTCGCACAGGGCGTGCAATCGGCCATACGTTAAAGTTACTCGCTCAGAAACTGATTGAATCGAGCCCTGAGTTTTTTGCGAACCAGTATGAGAACAAACCCATCGCGACGGGCGCGCAGACGTTTGATGAAACTCTGATCGGGCGGCAAACAATGCATTCGATGGAGCAGATTCCGCCATACAGTTCGGGATTCACTTTTGTGGTGGGGGACCTTGCGTATATAGGGCAAGCGGGAAAAGACTATTCCGTCCTGTTCATCTGCCGTTTGTTCAAAGGACAAATTTTCGTCTACGCCTGCGAATTTGGGAACTGGGATTCTGGACAGGTCGCAGAAAATATCGTCAACGTCCTGTTGGTCCATCGTCCGAATGTCATCTTCCTTGAGAAGATGAACGGCTGGGAACCTATGGAGCGCATTATCGCCGCGCACGCATCCTCCCGAGGAGTCGTAAAGGTTCCAATTCAATGGGAAAAAGGCTCTCAGGCCGCAAACGCCAAGCTGATTCGTATTGGGGCCGTTAAGGGTCCTCTCTCGGCACGGCGGCTGTGGTTCTTTGCGGGCATGAAAGGGTATGACCAACTCGTCCAGCAACTGTTGAAGTGGCCCAAGTCAGGAAAACATGACGATTTTGCGGACTGCGCGGGGATGGTTGTAGAGGCTCCGACGGGATATCAGTTGGAGAACCCGCCTGTCGCGGTCTCTGTCGCCAACTGGTTACGGAAATTGAGCGTGGAGCAGATACCAGAAGACCAGTACTACGATAACGGCGGGGGAACGGGCTTGTGCATGTAACCCTTGCACTTTAAGACTTCTTTTCTCATAAGTAGAGAGCATTTATGCCTGAAGATACTAAAACTGCGCTTACGAAAACGTCGCATTTTCTCGACGAAGGGCAAATTCGCCTCCTTGATTTGCCTGGAGCGGTGCCGTACGGCGAAACCGCGCTTCCGATAGGGCCGACAGAGGTCGCGTTTCAGGACCAACTGCGATCCGACCTCTCGATGATGAAGGAAGCAAACCTCAACCGCGAGGAGTCCGAATCTTTTATCTCTACCCGAGGGCTGATTGGCCGATGGAACACCGCCGAACTGATGCTTCGTGCGTGGGTGGATCCCGTCAAGTGGAAAGGCAGCGACCAATATCGTTCACACCTTGGCGTGCCGCTCGTCGCCGAACAATTTTACAGCATTCACAGCGTCGTCAATCAGACTTTGCTCGGGGGATATCAGTCATTCAAGATTGACGCAACTTCTGGCACTCCGATGGAGTGCGCCGAAGCGCAGCAAGCGATTGTTACCGCGCAATTAAAGACGTGCGGATTCAAAGGCGTCTCATGCAAGACTGAAATGCGGGAAATTACATACGACGGACTGTTCTATGGGTTCGGCATCGCGCATTATGGATGGAAGACGCAGAAAAAGAACATCATCAAGAAAGTGCAGAAGTCTCATCCTGAAACCGTCGTCGTCAACGGTATCGCCGTCAGCATTCCTGTTGAGGATGAGGATGATGTCGAAGATAAAGTCGTCGGAATTCAAGAAGTCAATATGCCTGTGCTGGAGCATGTGCCAGTTCGTCGCGCGCGCTACGCGCCTGACCTGCGCCGTGGCGACCCTCGCGTTGCAGAATGGTTCGGGCGCCTGATATATCCAACAGGATACGACTTGGATGCGTTGCGGAACACCGAAGGCTGGAATATTCCTTCGCGCGCGGACCTCGTGAAGTTGATGGCGCCGCAAATGCAGAGCACGGCAGCATCAAACCCGCTGGAAACGCAAAACGCGAACACTGGGAACAACATACTCCAACAAGGTACGACCCCGCAGAAGGCAATACTGGAAACTCAGACCGAGCGCCTTCAAGCCGACCCGCTCGCGCGCAAATTTGAATGTTTTGACTACTGGACAGGTTCGCGGCACTGCATTGTTCTTGGAAAAGAGTACCCAATCCTGAACGAAACGCATAATTTTGGTCGCGTTCCGTTTTTGGGGTTCTGTTTCCGCAATGCGCCCGACTCCGCGCACGGATACGGCATCGCATATTGGCTGACGGACTTCCAACGCATCTGCCAAGGTGTCATCAACGCCTTTTTGGACGATCTGAACCTCAATCTGATGGGAACATATACATCGCCTGCTGGCGCGAACAACTCGGCGCAGAATCAGTGGATTTTCCCAGGAAAAATCTTCAAATCCGACCCGCAAGGGGACATCAAGCCGCTCACGCGCAACTCCGTCGCCGCGCAAGAGCCTTTGGCGGTCATCGCGCAGATGAAAGCATGGGCGTCGTCGATTACTGGCGCAGGACCGAGCACAATGGGTGGAGGATCGGGCCCTGCAGGCGCGATGCGCACACCCGACGGCGCGGCTGCGGTCACGGGTGGCGAAAACGTGAAATTACAGGACCTGATTGACGTTATTTCTGAACAGGTGTTCGTTCCGTTCATCGAATTTTGTATCGAGCAAAATCAGAAGCTGAAACCGTCGCAGGTTCGCATGTTACTGTCCGATGCGCTCGGCAGCGCGTTCCAAGCGACTCCGTTGAGCATCATTAACGGCACGTATCGTGTCGACATCTCCGCAGGCACCAAACTCGCGGCGCGCGAAGCCCTAAACAAATACATGGGCATCCTGCAGACATTCTTGAGTTCACCTGGGACGGTAGAGAATCTGGCCGTCCAGGCGATGAAGCTGGACTACAACGCAATGTTCTCCGCGCTGTATGATTCGTTCGGCGTGCCGTACAAGGAAAAGGTTATCGTTCCGATGGATGATTCCGACAAACAACGCCTGGCGGCGAACACCAAGGCCGCGCAAGCGCAAGGAAAGATTGCAGGCATTCAGGCGCAGGGCGAAGTGAAGAAAGATGTGGACAACAACCAGAGCGAGAATCGTATGCTTATCGAAACAGGTAAGCACACGCTGAACACAGCGGCGGGCGCAGCAGACCACCAGAACAATTTGGAGTTGCAAGAGAAAGCTGCCGCCGCTAAAGCGCAAGAGGCTACGCCCCAAGCCAAAGGCTTGAGTCGCGCGGCGACGGGCGCGTTCGCAACGATGGATAGAACAGCATTCTAATTTTGAACGGAGCATAAAATGAGCGCAACATTTGAGCCAATATCCACACCTGCAATTGAACGCGCGCAGCGTTTGATGAGCGTCAGGGCGAACCAAGGTTTTCGGGATATCATTCAAATCTCCCTTGAAATTGTAAACTCTCTGACCGCCATTGCGACAGATTATCCAGGCTGGGATAAAGACCAGTTGATGGTGTTGAATGTGCGCGCGAAAACGGCCAAAGAGCATCATGAACTTCTCTTCGCCAGAATCCAAGACGCGATTCGCACAGGCGTACAGGAACAAGCCGCGCATACCAATCTAACCGACAAGTCCGTTACGGAAGTTCTTGAGAC